CTTATATAAATATAAAAAAAAAGGACAGTAGCATTGTTTGCTACTGCCCCCGGATAAGTGAAAGGAAAGGATATTTACACTACCTATGAAAAAAAGTCAGCATTTTTTACAATCTTTTGCCCTCATTTATCCTATTATCTATGTAATTAGTGAGGTCTTTTATAAATTCTTCGGATAAATATTTGAATGTTGGATATTCTGTTTCCTCTTGGGTCTCTATTCCTGGATTATCTTTTAAAATATTTAATCCATAATATCCATCTGTTATTACTCTATAAGTTCCATTACTTCCCTTGTACCAAAATTCATCATAAGCATTGACAGAATATGTTCCGGGGCAATACAGGGAAGGCTCCCCATAATCCCAAGACTTACAATCGAACCAATCAGGAGTTCCCGAATTAATTATTGGAATTTGGGCCTCCCCATAATAGCCCATAGGAGTTGTTAAAACATCTTTTTCCCCCAATTTCAGTGTTGATGATAAACTGCCTAAACTTACAGCCATTCCAGGAGCACTAATAGAATTATTGTCTGTTAGAAAATATAAAGTATTATCTTTGACTTTAAAATAAATATTGTTTCCCGAGTAATCACTGTTTGAGTTTATGGCTAATCTATTGTTTTCTGTATCAATGGACAGAAGGCTGTCAATACCTCCTCCTCCCCCGGTTCCCGGAGGGCCAGTAGGTCCCACTAAATTAACATAATTATATTCAGTTTCTCCCTCTTGTCTTACTCCCAAACTTGTTCCATTCCACTGAAATTCCAAAGATTTTCCGGCAGGGCCAGTAGCCCCAATAATTCCTTGTGGGCCTGTTGGGCCTTCGGGTCCTGTTGGTCCCGCCTCTCCTCTCTCCCCTTGTATTCCTGGTTCTCCTTGGGGACCAACTGGGCCAGGAGGGCCAATAGGTCCTGTCTCTCCTGCTGGGCCCTGCTCTCCTGGGGGGCCTGGGGGGCCTTGCTCCCCAGTTTCTCCTTTTTCTCCTGGAGGTCCTGGTGGTCCTGGTTCTCCTGGGTCCCCTTTTTCCCCCTTCACTTCGATTATTTCAACAGTTCCAGGAGGTACTGAAAGTGAGCCATTTATAATATTGTCATTGTCGACAGAACCACTTACTGTGGCTTCTGTGCTAATTGTAAAACCCATAATTTAATCCCCCATAATCTCTAAAATAAAATCATCACATATTTCTGTTTCGCCATTCGCATTCTTAACTACTATGGAGCAACCCAAGTCCCCCACATATATTTTTTGAAAGGGGGCAACAGATAAATCAGTATCAAGTGCCCCAATAACTTTCATTGAGCCCCCAATATTACTGGCTACTGTAAGGGTTGCCCCCAAATTTCCTTCCTGCTGTAAACTTCCCCTAATCATTTGTAGTAATGCCCCCTAACACTTGGAATTTGTTTAAGACTATTGTGTCTACTGTTCCACTTGATAGGTTTACTTGTATATCATATAAATAAGTATTTACAGGTATATCAGTATCATTTGTTGTAAGTTTAATTGTGGCAACCCCTTCATCAAATACTGTTATAACTTTTTTTATTAGGGCAGTTTCCCCATAATCTTTTTTAACTGTGAAATATACTTTGTCTCCTGTTGTCAATTTATAATCATCAAGTGCCACTCTAATTGAGCCAGTGTCTCCTTGAATTACTTTTATTTTGTTGTCTTTTATTTCAAACATATTGAATTACTCCTCCTAATCTCTATTTCTGTTTATCACAGGGGCCACTGTGCTCCTACAATTTGGGTGTAGGGGCGGGTAATTCCAACCCACTTGGGCCTCTGCCAAAAGGAAAATGTTATTATTTTTGTTTCTACACTTTACACTTGTTCTACTGTCAATTTCAGCAATAAACCTGTATTGTGTTATACCTGCCTCAACATAAAAGTCATAGTGGGCTTTGTTATATATAAACATTGTTTCTGTTCTCACTATTCTGTCAGCACAATAGTATGCTGTATTAAATTGTTTTAATATTTCTTTGTTCATTTTTCTTCTGTCAATCCCTAGGGCAACCCCACTAACAATGGTATCATTTAGGGCTTGTACTAATCTTTTTTTATTATCCCATATTCTTCTGCTGAAATGTTCTCCGCTCCAATTTGTGCTAACAGCACTCCTTATTTGTTGGGGGTAGATATTGTAAAACTTAGTCTCCCCCATAAATTCAGCATATTTTTTAAATTCTTCCATATAGACTTCTTTTAGGAAGTCATTCATTAGTATTTGCTCCTCTTCCCCAACAGACCCTATAAGTTCTTTTAGTCTTGTTTCAAGAGTTGTGTATCTATCAAATTTATGGAAGTTTTCGGGGGAAACTCCTCCCTCTTCGGCCAACATATCAGCATATAAGTCAGCCAGGAGCAACTCCAAGTCTTTTAGGGCCTGTTTATAGGCCCCATCTATTCTTTTTAATATTTTATTCTCGGACTTCTCCAAGTCCTCCATTCTGTTCGCCCAGTATACTTTGTGTTTCATAGTCTAACCCCCAATCATATTTGTTGTTGTTCTCCTGCTTTCTTTTTTCCATTTCAATTAAAGCACTGTCAACAAAAGGTAATTGAGTTATTAGAGTTTCTTCTGACACAAGTCCTCTAAGTTTGTTTACTAAATCAGCCATTTCTAACTCATTTACTGGAAGGTTTCTTGTAAATGTAATATCTATTCCCCTCCAATCAAACCTATTGCCATATAAATCTAAAATATCAAATATTAATTCTATTCTTCTTTGTAGGCCCTTCTTAAACTTTCTCTCTTTGATTGAAGTTAAGTTTTCCATTCCCATTATTTTATATTTCATAGCAACCCCCGAGGCATTAGAGGCAAAATTGGCATCTGTCATTGAAGGACATTTGCTAAATTTATGTATATCCTCAACTAATCTTGTTTTTAGGGCCTCAACAGTGCTGACATCAGTTTGTTTTACGAGGAACTGTGCCTCCGAATTTTCCGGAAGTAGCATAACCCTATTTTCTTTCATATCCATAATATCTTCCGAAGTTGTTCCTGTCATATTTGTAAGGGCCAAATAGGCATCACAAAAGTATTCATAATCATTAAGAGAATTACTTTCCATTTCATCATAAGCATCTATAAGGCTGATTACTGGCTCAAAGTCCCCCAACTCTTCTTCATTGTTTTTATATTCTACAAATGGAACCATAGTAAAAGGGTGGGGGATTGCCCCTATTGGTTGTAAATGGTCGAAAAGTTCTCCTGTTTTGTATTGCTCCACTTGTTGGTTATCATATACATCTATTCTCCAACCTTTTGTATCTTCTATTGGGTTATAAGTAGGGTAATATCTTATAGCATAAAGTATGTCATTATCTAATGTATCATCATAAATTATTACTACTTCTTCTGCCCCCACCTTCTTAAATCTGATTTTCGCATCTTCATCAACATAAATTAACTCATAGCAAACTCCTGCGATTGAGGCTCCCTTGGCTATTTCACTGTTTACATCTTGTTCATCATTGTAAGATAAAATCATCTGTAATTCATTTAGGGCTTGGGTGTCAAGTGCCCCGTAAGATACAGGGTTTCCCATAAAATAACCAACTAACATATCTGTAATGTAGTTGGCAAATGGATTAACTATTTTGTTATTGGGCTTTGTGGGGTCATTGTATTGTTTATGTAATATTTTTTGTTTCCCCTTGTAATAATCATTTAGTTTTCTTATCTTGGCTCCTTGTGTGCTGTTGTGCTCTCTCACAGCCTCTAAGATAAATTTACTTGTAAGCATTTGGTCTTTACTTAATCTGTATTTCATTAATTTTATACTCCTTTCATCTATTAGAACCCCCAACCTAATTTTGTTGCTGTTCTCATTCTATTCTCTAAGTTATTCTCTACACAACTATATCTCAACCCATCACATAAATGGTTATAATTATCTACTGGTTTATTAATATACTCACCTGTTTGTCTATCTTTGGTCCAACTATAATTTTGTAATTCCATTATCATATTCTTACAAGATGGGTGAACTATTATTTTATATTGCTGTAATAATTGAATACCCTGTAAGACACTACCAGGGCCTTTTTTACAAGGCTTAATTCTTGGAATATTATATCTTTTTATTTCATCTATTGACTTTTGCTCCGCACTATCTGCTACAATGAGCAATTTATCCCATTTTTTCTTTTTGATTATATTGGCTATATCACTGTTTAATAATCCTGTTTGATATACTTCATCAAGTATATGTATAGTTTTGTTTTTATTATCAATTACAGATGCTACAATGGCTGTTGGGTCATTTACATAGCCAAAGTCAAGCCCCACAATAACTTCTCCCTTAATATCTGCGGGGGAAAAGTTCTCAATAGCCCAATTAGTAAAGACTAATTTGTTTAGTGAACCAAACTCCCCAAGGGCATAAATTCTGTAATAAGTTTCATTTACTGTTTTAAGGCCTTCTAAGGTGTCTATTTGCGATTGGGGAAGAAATTTATTATCTTTATAGGTTGTGTGGCAAATGGCAGTTCTAAGAGGCTCCTGTGGCCTCTCAAACCAATGTTTATAGCACCAATTTAATTTTGATACTGGATTGAACATTAATATAATTTCTTGGTCTTTTGCTACTGGATGCCTAAGTCTTATGTCCAACTGGTTGAAGTCCTCATAATTTAATTCTGTGGCCTCCTCAATGATTATGTCTGTTATTCCTGCTATTGATTTAATTTTTTCGGGGTCATCAAGTCCCTTAAATAAAAACTGACTTCCTCCCGGCAGTTCAATAGTCAAGTTAGTTTTATTAGTTTTACAATGCCCCAGTATCTGAAAGTTTTCTAAAGTATCAAGTGTCATTTGCCAAACACTGTCCTTTAGGGTTGTTCCTATTTTTCGGATAACTAATATTTTTCTTTTATCCCGCAGGGCCTTTAATACCATTCTTTGAAATACAAAATGGCTTTTCCCCGAACCTCCTCCTCCGTAAAAGATATTGTATCTATGGGAATAATCAAGTAAGTAGGGGCGATAAGCCTCATTGACTACTTTTGTATTAAAATTAATCTTCATCATTAACTATATTGACCTCTATTGTCTCATTTGTGGTTTTTGCGGGGGCAACAGGCCCATTTAATAGCCCCATCTTTTTCGCCAACACTTCTAAGGCTTTAACCTTTACATTGGCATTGTATATTTCGTCTCCTTTTTGGGCGAAAGCCATTTCGGCCAACTCCATAATTACCCTTTCAGCACTTATGTATTTTGCCTCGA